CTTCGCGTCGACGGCAACTTGCCGCAGGTGACGCACGTCAACCACTTCATCGGTGGCGCATCCTGATCAGTAGGTAGAATGGTGGCTACCCGGCGATTCGTGCCGGGTAGCCACTATTTTTTTAGACGGGGGAGCATGTCGAATCGCGCGATGCGACGCCAACAGGCGAAGCACACTAAGCCACCAGCACCACCACAAGCCGAGGGCGTGACGCGGCAGCGAATCCTCTGGGCCTCGAATGCCCCCTTCGCCGCTACGGGCTACGGCGTGCAGACCGCGCAGGTCGTAACGCGGCTAACGCGCGACCAGCACGAAGTCGCTATCGCCTGTAACTATGGTCTGCAAGGCGCGGAGACTGTATGGAATGGTGGCGTGAAGATGTACCCCTGCGGGGTGGCGGGTTACAGCGATGACATCATGAACGCGCACGCGCAGCATTGGGCGCACGGCACCGAGCTCCCTAGCCTGGTCGTGATCTTGTTTGACGTGTGGGCGCTAGAGAATCCCGGCATAAAGCAGATTCCGAAGATCGCAGCGTGGGCGCCCGTCGATCACCAGCCAGCGCCGCCGAAGGTGTTGCAATGGTTGAAGCGTCCGAACGTGAAGCCGATTGCGATGAGCCGATTCGCCGAGCGGATGATGGCTGACGATGGCATCGAGTCGATCTACGTGCCGCACGCTGTCGAGGCGATATTCAAGCCAACCCCATCGTTCGCCGATGCGGACGGCAAGCTCGTCACGGGTCGCGATCTGATGGGCGTCGATCCTGACCGGTTCGTGGTGATGATGAACTCGGCCAATAAGGGCAGGACGCCGGTCCGCAAGTGCTTCGGCGAGAACCTGCTCGCGTTCTCAATCTTCGCGAAGAATCATCCCGACGCGATGCTGTATCTCCACACCGAGGCGTCGGCGATCGCGACGGGCGTAGACTTGCGCGCGCTGATCCGCGGGTGCGGCATCCCAGAGGATCAGGTCTGTTTCGTCGATCAGTACCTCTACCGGATGAACCTTCCGCAGCAGGCTCTAGCGTCGCTCTACACGGCAGCCGATGTTCTGCTTGCTACGTCGGCTGGTGAGGGCTTCGGTGTGCCTGTAGTCGAGGCGCAGGCCTGTGGCACAAGAGTGATAGTTTCTGACTGGACAGCCCAATCGGAATTGGTTGGCGATGGATGGGCGGTCGAGGTGCAGCCGCTCTGGGACCCGTACCAGGACGCTTGGTTCGCAACGCCGATGATTCCGCGGATCGTTGACGCGCTAGAGGAAGCCTACGCTGCCGAGCGCGGACCGAGCCAGCAGGCGGTCGACTTCGCGGCTGACTACGATGCGGATGTTGTCTACGCAAAGTATTGGCGTCCCGCGTTGGAGCAGCTTGCCGCGTGGACGCCGACTGTTGCCGAGGTGGCAAAGTGATCCCGGTGATGATCGTGCCGGTTCTCGGCAGGTATGACTTGCTGCATCGCTTGCTCGGCACGATCGACGAAGAGGTTGGCGAGATTCTCATTATCGACAACGGGGACGAGCTCCGCCCTGCCGACCTCGCGACCTACCCGAACGTCAGGCTAGTGTCGTCCCCGTCCAACCTCGGCATCGCGACTTCGTGGAATCTGGGTATAAAGATGCATCCGCGCGCTTCGGGCTGGGTCATTCTCGGTGCTGACGTGTGGTTCAAGCCTGGGCGGCTCGGCTTGTGGTTTAGTCGGACTGCTGCGGATCAGATCACGACGGGCGCTAACCCACCGTGGGCGTGCTTTCACCTCGGTCGCGAAGTCGTCGAGCGCGTCGGTCTTTTTTGTGAGCGCTTCCACCCCGCGTACTTCGAAGACAACGACTACCAGCAGCGCGCGGTCGCCGCCGGCATCAAGATGTTCCATCCGGCAGTCGACATCGGCCACGACAATAGCGCTGTGCTGATGTCGTCGCCCGAGTTGCAAGAGCGGAATCGTCACACGTTTCTGAAGAATCAGGCGGTGCTTGCCGAGCGGTGGGATGGGCTGAAGTCGGGCGAGGTTCCACCGTTCCAAGACTGGTCGCTGGGCGAGCGCTGCGACTACTCATGGGACGGGTAGAATACAAGCATGGCTGTGACTGCATTCACACGTGATTCCGCAACCGCAATTCCATGCGCGAACTGCGAAACGCAATTTGTACCGTGGCAGTATGCCCAGAAGTGTTGCTCCGATAAGTGCGGATATACCTACGGCAATAAACGCGCGCGAGCCATTGTCAACTCAATTCCTCGCGAATATGATAAGTGCGTTCGTTGTGGAGATTCAATGACCCATCGACGGCGTGATGCAATGTATTGCTCGCGATCATGCAAAAGCATGGACCATACGTTTCATAAGCGTGGAAAGAGTCGCTTTACAACAATTGCGCGCAGGCGTTTCCTTTACGAACGCGATGGCGGACATTGCTATTCGTGCGGCTCCGCAGTCGCGCAGGATTTTTTTGAGCTTGATCATTTGATCCCAGTCATTGACGGCGGTTCGTCTGAAGAATCCAACCTAGCCGTGTCTTGTCGTTGGTGCAATCGTTCCCGAGGAAGCAAGATCACGGATGCGGTAATACGCAAGATCAAGGAGCTTTCAGAGTGATTACGAATGGCTACTGCACGCTCGCGCAAGTCAAGGCCGCGCTGCGAATTACCGACAACACGGACGACACGCTGATCGAGGGATCTGTCGAAGCGGCATCGCGTCTGATTGACGGCTATACCCTACGAAACTTCTACTCGGTCGGAACGGCGACGCGCCTATTCACGGCACCCGATCCGCTCTACTGCCCGATCGACGACATCGCGGGGACGGCGATCACGATCCAGACTTCCACGCAAGCAGACGGTACGTTTGACGTTACGTTTGCAACAACCGACTACCAGCTCGAACCGCTGAACGCCAATCTTGACGGGATCCCCTGGGCATTCGACCGCATCCGCGCAGTCGGTGACTACGCCTTTCCAATGGTCAGCGCCAACTTTGGCGAGCAAGCGCTCGTCAAAGTAACGGCTGTCTTCGGCTGGCCCGCGATCCCGGTCGCAATTGTCCAGGCTACGATCCTGCAAGCCGCCCGTCATTTCAAGCGCTACGATTCGCCGCTTGGTGTCGCCGGATTCGGGGACTTCGGCGTGGTGCGCGTGAGCCGTTTCCTAGATCCCGATGTGCAGATGCTTGTCGAGCCATATAAAAAGATGCGGCTGTTCCGTTGACCGCGACGGTGGGGCAGGTCAAGACGGCGCTGGCTGCCAAGGTGGGAACAATCACGGGATTGCGCACGTATGATCGTCAGCCCGACAACCTAAACGCGCCCTTCGCTTTCCCTTCGCTTCAGTCGATTGATTATCACGGCGCGATGGGCGCGGGGTCGATCCTCCAAACGTACACGCTGACGGTTGTCGTCGGGCGCGCGTCCGAACGTGCTGCCGAGGATCTGCTGGATACGTACCTCGGCTACGGCTCGGGTGGTATTCGTTTCGCGATCGAGGCGGACACCACGCTCGGTGGTGTCGTCCAGACTTGCATCGTCGAGTCGGCTGGGACTATCGGCACGATTGACGGGAATGACACGCTGTATCTGATGGTTGAGTTTCGAGTACTGGTTTACACCTAAGGAGTTTGATAATGGCTAAATATATCGTGGCACCCGGCTTCATCGTTGCCGGCAAGACCGAAGGGCAAGAGGTCAAGGCGTCGGACGTGGATCGTTTGGACGTGCTGATCGAGTCGGGGCGCGTAATTGTCAAAGACGCAGAATCGTCGTCTACAATGAAGGCACAACCCGACGTGTCCGGCTCCGAGGAGGAGTAAACCAATATGGCTAAGCTCGTTCTCACAAATGCGAACATCACCATCGGAGCTACCGACGTCTCCAGCTCGGTTGCGAGCGTGCAGATCGAGACTGCGGTCGATGAGGTGGAAACGACTGCGTTTGGTCCGGGCAACGGCAAGACGCGCGTCGGTGGCCTGCTCGACACTACCCTTTCCCTTTCGATGCATAACGACTACAGCGCGATCGAGGGTCTTGTCTATCCGCTGATCGGCAGCACGACGACCGTCGTCGTTAAGCCTAACGGCACGGCTGTCTCGACCACGAACCCGAGCTACACGATGACTGTTCTCGTCACCGGCTGGAGTCCCGTCAATGGTGCCGTCGGCGAGCTCAACACGGTCGACGTGTCGTGGCCCGTGTCGGGTACCGTGACGAAGGCCACCGCCTAGTCTGATCGCGTAACCTCTACGCCCAGGGAGGGCTGGCATGGAACTACAATTCAAGATCAAAGAGACGGGCAAGGAGAGCGTCGTCGTGCGCGCTGCCTTGGTCGATATCGTCGCATGGGAGGATCGCTTTGAGCGACCGTCCTCGACGATGGGCGGGGATTCGATCTTTGCTCGCGACTTCGTGTGGCTTGCTTGGCATTCGCAGCATCGCACGGGTGCAACGACTTTGGACTTTATGGATTGGGTCGCCACGCTCGACGAGATTGAGGGCGCCGAAGAAACGACGCTCGTCCCTTTGGAGAGTCAAGCAGCCATTGGCTCATCGCCAGTCTCGCCGTCGAAACCGGAATAGCGCCTAGCGTGCTGATGCTGGAATCCGAGCGGATGCTCTGGACGATGCTGGGGTATATTCGCTGGCGAAGCGTTCACGCGAACCGGTAGACTGACCGTATGGCTACGCAGAAGATACGCGGCCTAGACGACGCGCTAAAGACCCTTCAGAAGATGGACCCGGTGCTACGCCGCGAGGCCGTCAAGCGCTTGAAGGGCGATGTGAAGCCTATCGTATCGGCTATTAAGGCTGGACTTCCGAAGGCTCCACTATCTAACTGGGTCGCTCCGAAGCAGTCGAGCGCTCGGCGCGGGACCGTTTCCGCTGGTCGTAGTGGTGCCGCTGGTACACCGTATTGGGAATATGGGAAAGCTAAGAGTGGCGTTCGGTCGAGCGTGAAGAAACAGGGCGCGCGTCAGATGAAAGGGAAGGCAATTCTGGTCAGCATTCGTCAGTCGAATGGCGCCGGCGAAGTGTTCGACATGGCTGGCAAAAAGACGAACAACACCTTTACGCGTAACCTGACGAATAAATGGGGCGGCGCATCCCGGAGAATGTGGCCGATTGCAGAGAAGCATAAACCTACTGTCTTGCGGTCAATCGATCAGAGCGTGCAAGACATGGAGAAGCAGATCAATCGTATGCTCCGCTAACGGTAGAATGAACCCATGGCTATTGTAATTCCGATTGGCGTTGATACATCCGGTCTATCGCGCGGACTCTCTCAAGGCACTAGCGGACTACGCAAGTTTGGAAAGATGGCCGCGATCGTTGGCGGTGCAGCTGCGCTCGGTGGACTTGTTGCAACGCTGAAGATTGGCGTTGACGAGTTTATGGCGGCGCAGAAGGTGATGGCGCAGACTGGTGCGGTGTTGAAGTCAACGGGTGGGGCGGCGAATGTAACAAGTAAGCGCGTTGATTCGCTTGCTAATAGCATCATGAAGATGAGTGGCATTGATGACGAAGCCGTGAAAACTGGCGAAAATATGTTACTCACGTTCACGAAAATTAGGAACGAAACTGGCAAGGGCAATCAGATCTTCGACAAGGCAACATTGGCGATGACTGATCTTGCGGTCACAATGAGCAAGGGCGTGACGCCGAGCAGCGAACAA